CCACTTGTTCTACTTAGAGTTGAACCCGCCTGAGATATTGTAGCTGGTGCAGATATTCTTTTTTTAAGGTGTGGATTATCTTCTGCAAACTTATCTAAGTCTTTGTAAGACATTCGATGTTCTTCTATCTCTTCTGTTTTGGTGTTGTAAAATTCATATGTTATCATAATATATTATTTATAGTTGACGTAAGGGAGAACTCGAGACCCCCCTTACGAGATACTTATCACCCCCTAATATGAAATTTCGTTAATCATTTCACTTATAGATTGTTTAAGGAAGTCACGTTTTTTGGTTAGTTTATGAACTTTAGAATTTTGTCCTTGTTTTTTTAGTTTATAAATTCTATTATCTAGTTCTCTTTCATCTTCCTTTAAACGGTCTATTTGTGCCAATATCATACATTAGCCTCCTTAAGTCAACCATAACGAAACTTGGGAGTCAAGGTTAATCGTAAGTTCCCTATTCTTTAATTAATCCAGGCCATACTTCTTCTGCAAGGTTTCTAGTCAGAAACTTTGCGGGTTGTTCTTTGTTTATCATTTTAAGAACAATAAGAGCATCACTTGGATGAATAGATTCTAATAACAAAATGAACTGTCTTTCAATCTTGTATTGTTCCATACCAGCTGACCTTGCACCACGCACAAAATCACCGAATTGTCTGTGCAACTTCTTTAAAGTAGAAGGTGTACTTTCGGGTCTATTGGGTGTGTATGGTGGTGTACCAGCGGGAAGAAGGAACTCTAGACTTTCGTCAAAACAACCACGCACGACATCTTTCAATGCGGGTATAGATTGTTCTCGCAGATATGCGACTCGTTCATTTTTAGATGTTATATTTTCGAACCTTTCTAGGATTTCAAATACTTCTAGTTCCATAGTCTTTTCCTATAAAATTATATATACAAATCCCCCTCTCTACAAAGGAGATTTTCCAAAAAAGGGGAGTTTAAGTTATAGTCAGTAAACTCCCACACCAAAAATTTGACTGGCAATTTTAGTTATATTATTTAAAGTCGTTATAACATTACGCACTGCAAAAGAACGACTAACTCGTAAGGGAGTCAGACTGTATCCCCAAATGGATACCAATTATTTAGTCAGATACTAACTATTGATTATGACAATCCAAAGATTGTTGTTGTATCTTAACCTTTATCTCATCCCCATCAGGAATTTGTTGATTTTGCATAGGTTGTGACATAGTACTTACCCCCGTCATATTTATTAATACTAAATTTTAGAATTTACTCTTTTGTCAAGTCTTTTTTTAATTAATTTAAAGAAATCGTCTAATTCTTTTTCTTCCTTTGGTGTAGGTTTAAAATGTGGATTTAGAAAATATTCTTGTAATAATGAACCTTTTTTATAACCCTTCATTAACAATCTCCTTTGCAGTTTTTCTTATTGCTTCGTGAAGGCACTCAAAAGTACCACAAACATACTTTCTGAGTTCCCAATATTCGTTATAGGTTGAATAAGGATAGATTGCAAAAGTATCCGCACCTTCTTTATGACAATAGTTTTGTGGTCTACTATAACCTTCTTTAGAACGTCCTCTGTATTTTACAGAAAACAATCTTGTCTTCATCAACTTTCTTACAAGTGGGTGGTATCTGTAAACAATCGGAATACCTTTGTAAAGAGATTGTTCTCCCTCTACAGTTGTTTCATACTTACTTAAGTCTAACATTAGGCAACTTCTTTAACTGAATTTAAATAATCTTTATTATTAAGTGCATTCAAAACAATTTGTTGTTTTGCAGACTCTACTGAGAAAACATTAAAGAACCTTCTGACTTTTTCAGTCTCACCTTTTTCGTTCTCAACTTCTTTAATAAAGAACAAGGTTGCAAACTTTTTAAGACCTTTAAGGTCTTTACCCGAACAACCTAGATATTTAATTAACTGTTTAAAAGTCGCAAATTCTTGACCTTCAACAGCACCATTGACTAAAAGAGTATCAAAGTTAGAACCCGTGTACTCTTTTTTACTTATTGCGTTTATCATTTTTACCTCTCTTGATAATTTATGTTGTTATTATATCAAGAGAGACAAGAATTGTCAAGTGTTTTATTCGAAATCTTTTAGTGCGGCTTCACATATATTTTCATATATGGGACGGAATTGTTCTAGATTTAAAGGTTTTATATCGTATTTATTACATGTTTTGAAGTAATTTTTCCATGCAGTTTCTAGTTGTTTTTCAGTATATAAAACCATTATTTTATCTCTTTTAAGTGACCTCGTAATTGTTCCATATTTAACTTAGTATCTTGATAAAACTTATCTAAATCCAAATCGTCTGGAAGATTAAGACCAATAACACTATTTATCTTTTTTGTTCGACCCTTTAAAAAGTATAAATTATCTTTCATATAAAGCACATCATCCAATATACGGGGTTCTGACCACCCCTGAGACGATACAGACGCATTTGTAGTACTATCTACCGTAATTTCATAAAAGTCGTCTGGAGAGACTCCTAGACAGTCTGAGCGGTATTCACTGTCTTTATCTAGATAATTGACTAAAAGTGGTATTCCAGTATCAATACTACCATAATGTGAAATAAATTCTAAATTATAGTTCTTTGCATAGTCAATATATTCTTTAGGTAATGTAAATCCACACATTGATATGATTGTCTTGTTTTTAAAATAAGGAAATACCGAAGTAAGTAAAAACTCTAGAATTTTTTGATTAGGAACAGTCATATGATATCCACCACTTGAATTTATTTTATACTGTTCATTCTCAATCATTTGTTTTAAAATATTTACATCAGACATCCAATCTAGATTTTGTGGTAAAGTAAAAGACCGATGATATTCCGATACCATAATTGAAGGTAATAGAGTACATATCATTGCAGATGCATGATGCATATTTTTTGTATGCAACACTAAAGTCTCGGGTTTGAATTTAAAGATATCAACATTTCTTTTTGCCATTTCAAATACTTCTTTATGAGTAAACTCTATTTTACGAGACGGTTTAGTTGAACCAGATGTAGAACTAATCATGAAGATATCGTCTTCGGATACATCATTAGGCATTTCAAAGTCATTTGGTTCTTTGAATATAAGTTCTCGAGTGTCAATTAATTCTTTACTATATTCTCTTATCATCTGACCATGAAGACCGTCATACAACTCGTCTCCCATAAATTCATGATGCACACAATAATCTGCAGGCCCATGGAGTGCGAGTTTAGTATAAGGTAAAGACTCTTTGGTTGCGGGTGCATCAATAATAAATATTTTAAGTCCTAGTTCTGCACATGCAATCAAACAACTTAAATGATAATGACTAACATCTAGAATAGAAATTGCAACTATTTCTCCTTTACGGACATTGTAGTTTTCTTGAAACAACATCTTCCATTTTTTAATTTCATGGACAAGTTCTTCTTTAGTTTTACTATCGAAGTTTATATTGTCGTTGAGTATGTGTCGGTTAATGAGTTTTGACAATTTCTTTACCTATGTTAAATATTACTTCCTTAGAAAAAGGTTTTGTTTTTTTGTTTTTCATATAATCATATGTTATATAATCTGGAACTAAAACTCTTTCTATTTTCTTTTCTTCTATTTGTTGATTAACATAATCTACCATGAAGTTAAGAATTTGTTGTTCATCTTTTCTGTCAGTATAATCCATAACATTAATATCATAAATTTTAGTTGCGGTCATGAGTGCGGGTAAAAAATAATAATCAATACAGAAATCGTGATGTAATGCTCTACTTAACGCAACTTTATCTTGAGTAAAATCTGGTAAATATTTTTGTACCGAGTCTAATATTTGTTCGTGTGAAAGTAATTTAGGCCACCATGCTTGAGATACTACTTTTATTTTTGCAAGGTCTTCTGAATACTGAATACAATTATCCTCGGGACTTACTTCCCATGGTTGTATATCAGTTCCAGGCATAGGTGCAACTTCTTCCATTGTCATAATCTGAGACATGTTCGGTGGAAACGCATCTAAAATTTTTCTATATAAACCGTTTTTTAAATCCATGCGAGTCAATCCACCCGAATTATTTGGGTCAATAGGCATATTAAAATCATGTATAACATCTGCTCTAATATCAGTGCAAGTTTTATCTAATGCATACATAAGATGTTTGAGACCTTCTATATAAAAATGAGTATCTCCAGATAGTATAATATTATTTACCAGAAAGGTTTTTATTCCAAGTTCCCAAGCTGCAAAATGACACGCAATCATATTAGTGTTTGCAGTCAACGTACCGATAGAAATATTATCTCCTTTTTTTAAACCTTTAGAAATATATAAGTGTTTGAACTTGTTTATCCTTTTACAAAGAGTTGCATAGTCCATGTCTTCTGTCACATGGTAAAAGTTTGGATTAATTAGTTCACGAGTTATTGTAGTCATCTTTCATATCTTTAATAAATTTAGAATGTATCTTACACCCGATAAATTCATTATAGTAATCATCACGAAGTAAAACATCATTTTCAAATTGGAGTTTTGCTTCATAATAAGAACATTCTCCTTTCGTTCTGCATAAGTATAGTATTCTGCGTTTAAATAATTTACCTTCCTCACATAGTTGTTTGACTTGGTCATTTGAACCATAATAATCTTTCCAATCGGATTGCACCCGAGTGATTATTCTTCTCTTTCGAGATTTATTTTTAGGTAAAACTTTCTTTTTCCAAAAAAACTTTTTACCAATATATTTCATACCAGTGTCAACTTCTTCTACTTCATAAACAAATCCTTGATATCTTTCAAGTTCTTCTTCATTCAAATCAAATACTTTGTTTTCATATAACCAAGTCATACATGTATTTATTGATTATTTAAGCCAATGAACTAAGGTCTTTCTTTCTCCAGATTTAACTTCTTTTACGGAGTGTATAATATCCCAATTAATTCTAATTGTTTGTCCCTTTTCTAAAATTATTTCTTCTTCATTGTTGCGAGTATGAATTACTAACTCTCCCCCAGTGTATTCATCTGGTTCAGATAACATTGTTATAGTACTCCAACTAGTAGGAAATAAGTTGTGCATGTGTTCTCTTACAAAAGACCCCGTAGTATATTTTAAAAAATACCAACTAATTAAACTTGTATTCTTTCCATATTTTTTCTTCAAATCATTTAACATAAAATTAACTTCTGCGGAAGGTAAAGTCCATTTTGTATCTTGCATTAAAAGTGCAGCTGGAATCTGAGCACCGTGGTTAAGTTCTCCAAGTTTGCGTTTTCCCGTTTGTTTAAAATTCTCTTGAGTAAGTTTATTACTTGATGCAACTGAATTTGGTGGACTTGATAAAATTGAAATATCAAATAATTCTTCTATATGAAATAAAGACATTTCATCAAACACATAATCTATTTCGTACATTAGTCTTCTAATTCTATAATCTTTGCCTCTGACCCACACATGGGACAGTATAAAGGTTCTTGGTCATCTATGTCTACAATAACATGAGTATCAGACTCGCACACATGACAGATAATTTGATACTCTCTTTCGTCCAAAACTAACAACCTACATTTGCAATTACATCATCTAATTTATCTTCTATTCTACTTAGTTGTGGAGTTTCTACTGATAAAGTATCTACAGTATCCCAACCCCAATCACCCTCAAGACCATTAACAGAATACTCTGTGACTCTTTTCTCAAAGAAGTTATCGTGTGATGCACCATTAAGTACCCAATCTAACCACGGTAATGGATTATCTTTTGCATTGAAGTTTGGTTTCATTCCAAGTTGTAGTAGTCTTCTATCTGCAATATGTCTTATATATTGTTTGACTTCTTCTTTTGTAAGACCTTCAATTTTATAATTACTGTACGCAAGGTCAATAAACTTATCTTCTAACTTGACTACATTTTTTGCAATCTTATAAATTTTAGATTTAAGTTCATCGGTGACAATACGAGTATGTTCACCACAAAACTCACGAAACAGTTTTGCATTACCTTGAACATGTAAAGTTTCGTCACGAATAGACCATTCAACGATTGTCCCCATACCTTTCATTTTACCAAATCTTTGAAAGTTTAATAACATTACGAAAGATGCAAAAACAGAAAGTCCTTCGTTAAATACTGATTGTGCAAGTGCAAGTGCAAGACCTTGTTGAGTAGAAATATCTCCGTCTTTCATAAAGTCAATCTTATCGGACATTTCTTTGTACTCCAAAAATGCAGAATAGTCTGAGTCTGGTAATCCAAGAGTATCATTAAGTAGTGCATATGCACGTTGGTGAACACCTTCTCTGTTTGCAAAAGAAGATAACATGTTTCTTACTTCGTTATTTTTAAATTTAGGAATTAGGAGTTCGTGATAATTTTCTCCTACTTGGACATCACTTTGAGTGAAAAGTCTTAGTACTTGCGTAATAAATAATTTTTCGTTTTCGTTGAGTTTAGTTCGCCAGTCTTGAACATCTTCTGATAGTTCAGCTTCGTCTTCTATCCAATGTATTTCCTCGTGTTTTTTAGTTAATTCAACTGCCCATGGGTAGATGAAAGGTTTGTATGTTTTTGAAAATTCTAGTAATGCCATTTTTATCCTTCACATGCTTTACACTCTTCCGAGTCTTCTGTTTCTGTTCTGTCAAATAGTTCCATAAGTTCATCATAACCCCCAACATATTCACCATGTAAATATATTTGTGGAACTGTTTTAACACCTTTTCGTCCCGTCACTTCTCTTGCAGTCTTACCAATCTCTTCAAGATTAATTTCATCGTACTGTATACCACGAAGTTTCAGTTCTTCTTTTGCAAGTTGACAGTAAGGACAATTGTGTTTAGTGTAAACTATTGTACTTGTATCACTTTGCAGTGCGACTCGTTCTACCTTTTCTGATACATTCTCTGCACGAGAAGATGCTTCAGTTCGTAAGTAATAAAGACCCTTCAACCCCTGACTCCATGCACGAAGGTGTACTTTATTTACATACGATTTGTCTGCACCAGCGGGAAAGAAAAGATTAACAGATTGTCCTTGACATATATATTTCTGTCTGTCTCCCGCATGTTGAATTACCCAGTTCTGGTCTAATTCGTCCGCAGTTTTATATATACTTTTTTCACCTTCTGTAAGGAACGATAAGTGTTGTACAGACCCCTTATTAGTAATAATAGAACTCCAAATACTATCGTTATTCATTTCTTTTGTTTCAAGTAGTTCTTCTAAATATTTGTTCTTTACAAGAAAACTACCCGCACGAGTTCTGTGAGTATACGCATTTGCTTTAAGTGGTTCTATTGAAGGACTTGTTCCTAAAATAACACCACTAGATGCATTCGGAGCAATCGCAGTTAGATGAGAGTTTCTTTCTTTTGAACCTTTTCCGTCTGGATATTCTCCTCTTTCTTCTGCAAGTATTTCTGTCTCTGCATGTGCTTCATCATGTATAAATTTAAATACTTGTTCATTGATTTCTTTTGCAAGTTCAGACTCCCATGCAACACCATGTTTATGTAGAAGAGAGTGAAATCCCATTGCACCAAGACCTAAACTTCTTTCACGCATTGCAGAATATTTTGCACGAGAAATCGTGTCTGGTGCATTCTGTATAAAGTATTCAAGAACATTGTCTAACATTCTTATTAAGTCTCTTACTATAGTGGTATCTTTCCATTCATCATAATATTCTAAATTTAATGATGATAAACAACAGACTGCAGTTCTTTCTGCACTGGTTGGTAAATGTATTTCATTACATAGATTACTTCCATGTATTTTAAGTCCTTTATCTTTAAGTGGTTGTGGTAAATTTTTATTTGCGGTATCAATAAAATTTAAATATGGTTCACCAGTTCTAAATCTTATTTCAAGTATTCTTTCCCAAAGTTTTCTTGCTCTAATAGTTTCTTTTACAGTTTTATCATTTGGGTCAATTAAATCAAAGTCAGTATCACTTATAACTGCAGTCATAAATTCATCGGTGATATTAATTGCATTATGTAAATTCAATGCCTTTCTCTGAACATCCCCAGTAGGAATACGCATATTTAAGAATTCCATAATGTCTGGATGGTCTATATTCATGTAAGCCGCATACGAACCTTTACGAGTTTTACCTTGACGATATGCAATCATATCTGCATCAACGGTATGTAAAAAAGGCATTGGGCCTGGTGCAATATCAGATACCGTTCTAACATCTGACCAATGACCACCAACTCCACCACCCATAATAGATAACCAACGCAGTTCACTAGAGTGTCCTATAAGACCTTCTAGGGTGTCTGGAACATAAGTTAAGAAACAAGATATAGGCATACCCTTACTTTTAGTTTCTTGTCCGTTAGGTGCGTTAGAAAGGACGGGAGACGCAAACATGAACCATTTATTACTTACATAATCATAAAGTCTTTGTGCAAGTTCTTTGTCTACTTTACCATCATATTTTGACCATGCAAGACTAGCTCTTGCAAAACCTTCTTGGGGGGACTTTTCGTATTCTGTTAAGTAGAAATCTTTTAACATTCCTACTGAGTATTCTTCTA